GATTCCCTTCCAGGTATAGTCTTATCAAAGGAAATATCGTCGGTAAAAGAAAATACAGATCCGTTGACAATAACATTGGAGTATCTCTTTATTGTATAGGCACCAATTGGTAAATCGCTGGTACCGGCAGCATCGAAACTTAATATAGAAGTTCGCGGACCACTAGGCTTATAACCTATAGCCTTAACAATCTTATTCATGTTTTCGTACAGTTCAGCTTGATCAAATAATGCTTCAGAGGCAGTTTGGTTATAGTAAAACAATAGTATATGATAAGCAAACGCGAAAATATCAGCAAGAGCAGCTAAATTACTCCCCTCAAAGTTTTGATCGGTAAAAAGGGAGTTTTCAGTCAACCTCTCCTTAATAAGTTCCTTTAACGATACCGCGTCAAACGTAGCGTAGGCGTTAATTGGAAGGTTGTATTCGAGTAAATTCTGATCCATTATTATATATTTAATACCGAAAACCCTTCAAAGTTAAGTAGACCTTGAAATAAAAAATCGCTAATTTCTAAAAGAGGCACCCCTACGATCATATTTATAGTATAGCTCTGCTCGTCTGCATTCGGTATGACCACTGGTTTTTCACGAAAAACAATTCTAGGTTCTTGCCTAGCGAATCCAGTAACAATACTATTTGCAATTTGATTTGAAACAATTTCAGAGATAGGCTCAAATAAATAGTCTCTTAGATCAATGCCAAAGGTAGGATTTAATATTTTTTCGCCTGGAGATGTTGTCATGATATTCACAATAGAATTTTTTATCGCTTTTATATCATAATCTACTACTAAATCTTTCTGCTCATCTATAGCATAAACTTCATTAATATTTGTAAAAGAGGTATTTAAGTCTAAATGAAGATCGGCAAATGCAAAATCTCGAGTATAGTTTCTAGCCTTTGGAAGAGTTGTAATTTTTACATTTCCCATGTAAATATTTATGAAGAACGACTAAATATTATAAGCAATGAGCTCCCGAAAGTTTTTAGATATATGTGAGTCTGTTTTGACTAGAACTGAAAGAAATGGATTTCTAGTCGGAGATTTAGTAGAAATTACTAATTTTAATAAAGTGTCTGATAATATCAGAGACGGCTTAAAACAGCTTATTGATCAAGGCGTCAATATTAAAGTAGTAGATATCGTAAATAGATACCCCTCTGATAAACCTGGTAGCCAAATGAATAATACCGGAGATGTGGTATTGGTTGTAAGCGCTGACTACGGAGGAGGAAGATACGTTGGCAAATTCACCATTGAACCTTCTTGCTGCAAAGTTATAACAACCTACCCTAACCTAGATCCTGTTCCGACCGCTTTAACGAGAGATAATATTATAACTATCAAACCGGAGTTAGTCAAGGACTTTCAGGATGAGTTTACTAAGCAAACTAATCATGCTGATAACGGCAAAAATAAACTCGAGCGTGTCGCGCACCGCTTAGGCGAGAAGGACTTTAAGCAGCCAGGCCCTAAGCCTCCTAAATACGCTCCTAGCTTTTAATAGATTACTTTATTAAGCTGTATACAGCAAGCAGAGAAGTTAATCTCCTGATCTACGCAGAATGCACATCTGTAAAGATGCTCTGAAATAATAAGTATACAATCTTGCTTTATCTTATCATTAAGATCACATCTATATATAACCTCAAGAAGAGCTTTCAATAATGCTTGATAGTCGTTTTGAAAATCAATTTCGTGATCTATAATATACTTTCTAAGATCGAGCGGCTTACTAATTCTTGCATACACTTCATTTGCAATATGATCAATATTTTCGGTAGATATAATTTTAAGCGATCCAGAGCTGCTAAATTTCTGTAAGATATTAATCGTCTTGCGAATATCGGGATAATACTTTCTAATAAGATCTACGAATTTTATTCTCTCTTCTTCACTTACAGTGATATTTTCCTTTTTAAGAATTTCAAAGCATTTTTTTGCTACATCTTTAAGAGGCGGATCAATATCGATTTCCTGAACCCGGCTTTGTAGCGGCTCAATAATACGATGTTTAAAGTTGGCGGTAAGTATAAATCGAGTATATTGAGAGTATTCCTCCATCACATTACGCAAAGCGCGCTGACCATCTGCAGATATACCATCAGCTTCATCAAGTATAACTACCTTGATATTCCCGTCGATACTCTTAGTTTTAGCGAATCCAATAATCTTTGTTCTAACAGTATCGATACCGCTTTCATCGCTCGCATTAATGTAAATATACTGACATTTTAAAATATCGCTTACAATAATTTTTGCAATACTAGTCTTCCCGATTCCAGCGGGCCCTTCGAGTAATAAGTGAGGGATGGTTTTAGATGAAACAATACCATTTAGCTGGCTTCTCGCATTTTCTCCTAAAACAGTTTCATCTAAAGTTTTAGGCCTATATTTTTCGCACCAAATATCGTTAAGTTTCATAATTATTTTCCAGAAGAACCGAACCCTTTTTCTCCGCGATTAGTTTCTTCCTTTGTATCAGTAAATGTAATATCCATTTCAACGAGCTTATAAGCAACAAGCTGAGCGATCTTGTCTCCAGGTTTAACGATATAGTCTCTGCCCGTGAGGTTATATAGCTTTACCCCTAGATCTCCTCGGTATTGATTATCGATAATGCCGTTATGAGGCTGAATGCCGTGTTTAAAGCCGAGCCCGGAACGACCCTCAATCTTCAACCAATAGCCGGGATCAATAAAGCTTATTTCTAGACCAACTGGAACGATCGCTGACCCAATATCGACTAAATCATAACTACCAGGCTCTGAATATTTAGTAGAACCAGGAATAATAACTTCTTTTACAGCATATAAATCGTAGCCTGTATCGCTGGTCCCATTTGTTGCTTTATTGTTTTGAGAGGGTAAAATAGCGTTTTCATGAGTTTTGACTAATTTTAGTATCATATATTAAAAGTAATGTATTAGTGGTAAAAATCAAATCGTTTGTTAAATAAAAATGTGGAAACGGACTCTGTAGATGATTTATTGCAGCAACTTTCTAACTTTCCTCGCGAAAAAAAGACAAGTGAAGGAGACGTAGAGTTATCTAAAGAAAATATCGAGGATTTTCTTTTAAAGTATACTGGTCGTTTAGTTAAGGATAGTGTAGAGTCGATTGAAAACATGAAGGATTTTATCGATTCAGCTCCAGACGCGGAAAGCACAGAAGCTTTAGCATCGCTTATAAAATCTGCGGCTTCCTCGATAGATGTTTTACAACGCATAATGACATCTAGAGAGAAAAATCAATCATCAAAGGAAATAGCTAAGATGAAAATTGAAAGTCAACAGATGCAAACTGATAAAGAAATTGGAGCGCGTTTATTGCTTTCTCGGGAAGAAGCTATAAAAGCTTTGATGGACTCTGCAAATAGCAATATTATTGAGACTAAAGCTGAAGTGATAGAATAATCACTTATGTTGTTCCTTTTTATAAGTCTTGATAGGATTGTCCCCGGCTTCTTGATTCTGCTTGCTCGTATCTGTACCCGTTGATCCTATTATCGGAGACTTCTCTTCCTCTTCAGTTTTTGAAAGTTTATTTGCATCTTCTCTGCTAGGAGGCATTACCGAATATAAATCTTGAACTTTTAAGCTGTTCTTTAACGGGATATTACCTGCGGTTGTATATACTGCAGTTTTGCCTTTCCCTACTATATCCTCGTTTGTATCAAGAATAAACTCAGATACATTGTCTTGTCTATTATCTAGTACGTATGGATTAGACTCAAAAACATATCTCCGCTTTACTCTATAACAGTCTTTATATGTTTTATATGAATTAGCTTCAATTTGAGCTTTAGCTAATTTTGCTGCCTCCACATGGGTCGTTGTCGGGGTTATGGTTCTGCAATTATTATGAGTAGAGTTGGAAATTATATTATATGTAGACGAACTTGTAGGAGATGCTTGCGATTTTTTAATCATTTGTTCCGACAATTTTGAAAGGGAGATTGTATTTGATAAAGCTACTGGAGATATTTTATTTTTTATATGCTCAGAAATTGTAATATCAGGAGATTGGTTCTGTGAAACTACTGATGATGAACTTGTTCTATATTCTTCCGCATTAGCAAAAAACGCTAATTTATCTGACCCGTTATCGTCGCGAAAATAATTATTAGTCTGTCTAGTGTTTTGTATTATATGACCCTGTATAGCGGTGGGTAACGTTTTGAACTTATCTACATAAAACTCTATCGTACTTGGTAGTAAATTCTCTCCATTTTCTAAAAGATAGTTAGCAAATTTTAATGCTTCATCATATGGTTTTTCGGCCCCATTTATACTTCTAAAGAGTCTACTTAAATTTATTAAAAATATATCATCATCTTCTTTGGTATTTGATATATATTCATCATAATACTCGGCCGGCAAACCGGTCGAGAAATTATAATGCTGGTTTGTTTTAAATTTTTCCATTAGAAATTTCTATATGTTTTAACGCAATTTAAACTGTTCCAATACCGGTCTTTTGTAATAATATGAGAACACTCAGTTACCAGCCATCTACCAGGTAACTTGGAAAATTTGTTAGTATCGAATGTATCTTTTAGTTCTATATCGACAAACTTTCCTATCGTCCTATGGGTAGATCCTCTTAGGGATAATGTGCAGTTTAGACCTTTAAGCAAAAACATAGTTAAAATATTAGCATTTACCTCTACGTCATAAGCATGGTCCCAAGATTTATAAGGAGTAACTATAACCTTGTTATATTGGGTCGTTATTTTCTTTCTAGTATTTTCCCATATTGTAGATGGTAGAGGTTCTTTATTATCAACTCTATCTTTAAACGGCTGGGTAACATAGAATTTTTTATATTTTTCAAAAATATCCTTTATATTTTTTTCCCCGAGATTAAACCTGGTAGTGTTATCAAAATCAACAACAGTGGGTATATTAATGACAAAATCTTTTTCAAAAATTTCCGAGCTTAGGTCAAAAAATTTAAGAGATCTTATATTGGAAATATCTGCTAACGTATCTGCTAAAGAAACTTTCGGCCTTGGAGCATTTTCATTAGCTATGTTATCGGCATTATCGCCATTTGCAAATGTGCCGAGTACTAAATTTTCTAAAAAATATTTTTTAGGCTCTTGTATATTTTTCATTAAGAGCTTTGACATTGATATTAGAGAAAGCTTTTTATCAAATCTGTTATACTTTAAATAGCATTTATCAAATGGCTCTTCTTCACTTATATGCTTTAAAAATGCCTTTTGAATAGACTCAAATAGCGTTTCAGTGCCAGCGCACCAATTTGGAAATATAGAGTATTTTCCCGCGTCCCACTCTTGATCATCGATTTGAAAATCCGCTGTTCGAGGTATATTGTAATCTTTTTTTATGTCTTTACCGAAGAGTTTTTTTAATACATTTCCAGTTTTAACGGCTCTTTCATTATCCGATAAATTAGATATATCTTCGTCGTGAAAATCTAGCACTGTAAGAGAATTTTTTTTAATTCTCATCTCATTAGCGAGAGTATTTCTAAATAATATTTTTTTTGCTCCTTGAGGGAATTCTCCAACCGGAACATCCTCTACTTCATATATTGAAAAAACTTCCTGGATAGCAAAATTTTCTTCTGTGCCTTCATTTTTAGGCTTTAAATAGAAAATAATTAAATCATTAATATTATCACCCGTGAATGAAAATACACTATCTGCAGAGCCGGTATTATTATCAATAATAAGCATTCCTTCCGGGAACCCGTTAAATATAGATTCTCTAACTTCTAAATATAAAATAGTGCTTGTAGAAAGCTGTATACCTCGACCAGCAACTAGTATAGTGCAAAGAAAATCAAATTCTCGGTCTCCATCAAGAGTAATTGTTGTATATCGCTCTGCCATTTTATCTAAGTTGATTGAGGATATCTTTTACGTATTCCCGTCTAATTATTCTTAATACATCCCCTATCCGAGGAAGAACAATAGGGTTATTTCGATTATTAATTGCTAGTATCAACCACCATAAATGCTGGGTTGTATATTCTTGATAGCTAATAGCTGTCCACGGAAGTCTCCTATTTACTTGAATATACTTAAAAACCGCAGGATCAATATTATCCGCATTTATTGTAACCTTTTTAAGAATATTATAAAAATAATATTCTATATCCCCCTTATTTGTAGGATACACATTGAAAATATTTTCATATCTATCTTTCGGTAGTGTGGGTAAAATAGATATGTCATTTTGTTTATTTTGATCCAGCATAATAATATTTATTACAAATTATCTGTTAAGGATGAAAGCATAAAATTACTGCTATCCGTGGTTAGATTTTCTATTGTAATATATATATTATATGCTTCAGGTATAATCGTTTCTATTGTAAGCCCAGTAGCTGGGTGAATTATTGGCATTCTTCTGCGGGTCCCTATATATTCAATTGAAATATTCTCGATATATGCGTAGAGAATGAACCGTATACCGGGGACAAGCACTCGATATATACATGGAGGTAACACGTAAGTTTTATCGCGCCGTATAACGCTGTTTTGAAAAAGTAAAAGCCATATAAACTCAAAGTTTTTTTGAATACTTTCTGGATTTAAAGTGTTTAACAATGGAAAGCTAAAATCTATTGGATTGCCCCCAGCTGTAGGCTGATAATATTGGCTTCTTTCTATATAAATGCCAGGCTCAGCAACTGATCCTATACCGGGTATTCCGGCCCCGTGTTTAGCTACAAAATCCAGTCCTTGCTGAATAGTATCTGTTACAACATTACTAGCATCTCCAGAATAGTTTCTATCCCATCTTCCAGATTTACGTATCATTTTTTCTGTAAAGTATGGCATCTTATATGTAAAGTCAGTTTCCTTTGTAAAATAAAGACCCTCGAAGGGATCTAGATGTGGAGATAAATTTTCAATATTTGCGCCAGCGCTATTCGCAATATTCCTAATAGTATCATCTAGAACTGTATCTATACTTTGCAGATCGACCAGATCGACCAGATCGCCAACAACACTGTTTAGATTAAAAAATATATTCGCCTTACCTGTAAATCCTGTTTTTGCTGATTGCAGCAAATAAAGAAGTTTTGATGCCATAGGGCTCTTATTAATCCTATACTCTTTTAATATTATATAAGGTTGCTCTATTAAATCATTATTAGGAGAAACCTTCCAATCATAATCTTTAACTATATCTATAGTAGTAGCGTTATTCGAAGGAGGTGTACTAGCAGTAACATTAGTAGGCGCGGATTGCTTAAAAGATGGTCCGGTCATTGTTTGCCTATAAGCAGCTTGCAATGTCTGGCCCTGGCTACCCGATGGTTTAATCATCGGTACCTTTGTTTCTTCGTCAAAAAAAAGCTTAAACATAGTCTTAGTAGTTTATTACATCTCGGGTTGCGATATTATCGATCGTGTCAGATTCAGCTCTTATAAGGAAATTTCCAGCCTCTTCATGCATACCGTTTATAGTTAATCTAACATTATAAGCTTCTGGAATTATAGTCTTAAATATGCCGATTCCTGAGTCTACTTCAATCATTCTCCTTGTTCCGAGAAAATCTATTTGTATTTCGCTTATATAAGCATATTTCATATATCTTATTCCAGGTACTAGAACTTCATACAAACAGGGGGGTATATAAGCGGCTCGATCTTTTCTAAACATACTATTTTGAAATAGTATTAGAAATAAAAATTGATAATTTTCGTTTATTTGATCTTGAGAAACAGTATTTAATAGAGGGAAAGAGAATGAAATGTTTTCTAGATTCTGACCAAAATTATAAAATTGGGTTTTTTCTGTATATATACCAGGCTCGACAAGAACTCTTGCGGTTGAATTAGCTGTTGCATTCCATACACCGAATTTATTCTCTGCAAATTCGGCTAGAGCGCCTTTACCATCGGTTGAGTATGTATCAGAAAAACTCGAGTATTTTCGCTTCATATCCTTAGTATACAAAGGAAAGGTATATTCAAACCTTGTAGGTATTGCGTTATACAATCCCTCATATGGGTCTTTGTTGAGTTGATTATCAAGATCAGGGGTATCAAATCTTAACACTTCTAATACATTTTCAACAACGGAGTATGCTCCATTAAAAATACTTTGAATTCCCCCAGCTATTTTAGATACAAAATTATCATTCCCTAAAAAATCCTTTAAATTCTCTTCAACATTAGTAGGGGCTTGGCTAAATATGTAGGCAAAATATTTCATTTGTTCCCATAGGGTGCTACTTTGCAATCTATATTCTTTTAGTTGAATAGTTGGTATTTTTATTTCTTTTTCATATATATCATTTAATATAGGTGAAATAATCCAATTATCGTAATTTTTAGCAAAATCTATTTTGCCGGGCATTTTTCTATTTGTGGTAGCAGTCTGTGTTGATGTAGCCGGAGGATTTATCGAGGGAGTCTTTGATGTGGATCTATATGAAACTACAGATGCTGAATCCGGCGTGCCTGGCTCAAGAATAGTTCCTCCCGTAAGCATTCCCGGCTCTTTATCTAATTTTTTCTTTTTAAAAAGACTCATAATTATGCGAGTTGACCAGCAATATCAAAAGACACTAGCGTGGCTCTATCTTTTATTCGGCTTATTGATCCGCCTCTATTACCCATGAGAGGGGTGCTACTTCCGCTAGCAGCAATAGGAGCAGAAGGTATCTGTTGTGTTGGTACACCAACCTTTTCAGCTATTACTTGCAATAGCTTTACTTGAGCATTACTATTCGACACTAAAGAATTGGTATTGGGATCAGTAGTATCTATATGGAGAGATGTAACCGGCGGTGGTATGTTGGGTAGTGGCGGGGAGATAGCAGGCGCGGCAGGCGCTGTACTTGGAGTATCAGGCTGTTTTTCCGTCGACGTAGCTGGAAGATTTTTGAGAAAATCTTTTAGTTCTCCCCAATTTTTATCTACGCTCGTTTCGTTAGATTGTTTTTGAGCGGAATTTAAATTTCGATTTTTAGGTTGATTAGCTTGGCTGAGAATTGACGTTAAATCCGGCAATGGCGCGGGTTCAGGAGTCGCGGGAAGCCCTTTCTTTGGAACTGATTTTTTGGGGTCGAAGTCAGAATATTGAGGAAGTTTGCTTTTTTGTTCTTCTGTAAGTCTTCCTGCCGCGTTTACCTCTCCTTCCATTTCTCCTTCTTCCGATAATTTTCCAAACCCTAGCCATTCTAAGGGCTTTCTAAGCCATGCTGGTAATCTTTTTAATTGGCTCAATGCATACTCTTTTACTATTTGAAAAAATGGCTTAACGGTAGCTTTACGAATGCCGCTTTCTTCATCTTTCTCGGTAAAAATAGAAAATAGAGCATTTATTGCTGGCTCAATTAAAGGTCCAATTCCTAATATACTTGCAAACGAGGTTATTAATTTTTTAATACCATCAGGAGTCGTGAGACCTGCTTGATAGGCTTCCCAAAAGTATATAAGTGAGCCTATAAAGGGTAAAGATTTTGCAACAGAAAGTCCGCGATTTTTAAAAAAACTTTTTATACCAGTAAATATTTTGGAAAATGTAGTTTGCTGGGCAGGTTCTTTTTCATCCTTCTCTGTGAAAATAGAAAATAGAGCATTTATTGCAGGTTCAATTAAAGGCCCGAGACCCGCAATACTCGCAAATGCAGTAACTGTCTTTTTTATGCCATCTAACGTAGTAAAGCCTGCTTGATAGGCTTCCCAAAAGTATATAAGTGATCCTATTAATGGCATATTTTTCGCAATAGTCATTCCGTATTTTTTAAAGAAATCTGCTATACCAAAAAACATATTTTTTATAAATCCAGATTGCTCGACTCGTTCTTTTTCAGTAGTGCTTACATCTCTTACAAGCAAGATAATATCTATTAAGGTCGATCCTATCCATCCGACCCCAGTTAAATCTAATATACCAGAAGCTATTTCCAATATAGAGCCTAGATAGTCTCCTTGTTTAAATCTCTCATATGCAAAATAGAAAGAAACTGCCGCGCCTACAAATGGAAGAAATTTAGCTACTTTTAGAAGACCTTTGCCGACAGTCTTTGCTACAGAGCCGAGCATCTTTAATAGCCCTGGAGCTGCTTCTCCTATAAGTTTTAATCCTTTAGAGCCTATGCGAGATATACCTTCAATAAATTCGTCGCCAATAGATAGCAGTTTTTCTGACCATTTTACAAATATTCTACGTGACCACTCAGCTACTCCTTTTGCAAGAATTTTAATAATGTCTCCTACAGGGCCCGGGCCAGCAAATATTGCGGCTATCGCTAGCCCTATAGCAGCGACGACACCCAATACGGGTAATAGGAATTTCATTAGTTTAGAGAAGAATCCCTCTTGCTCCTTTTCTTGAGATATAGCAGTCTTTTCAATAATTAACGGAACTGGGGATTGCTTTTCCTCTACAAATGCTGGCTTTTTGTTTATTTCGGCAAAATTTTTTGCAAATATTGCCGCTATATTATTCCAAGCTTTATCGTTTGGCTGTACATTGGCGAGTCTAACCAATAGACCCGGAGCTGTAGCTACTCTCTCTTTTTTAGAATCATATCTCGGATCGGCGTTTTCTCCTATAGATGGGGCTGGTAGCCCAGCGCTCTCATTTAAAGATGCGACTAGTTGGGTAATTGCTGCTATTAGATTATTTACTTCCGGTGGCACATATATATTTATGCCTTAGTAAAGAAAGCAGCGTTAATTTCTATTTGACCGTTTTCAGTTTCTATAAAACCATTTTCTACATCTCTAATACTCTCAATATATTCTATAATTTTTGTATTAAGACCTACCGGTAAGCTCTCAACAATAGCGGCGCAGTCTTTAATTGATATAGTATCGAAATCATAAACCGTATCTTCTCCATCAATTTGTATAGATTTAATAAACTTTATAATTTCGTAAATATAGAGATTGCCGATTGCATCGCCGTAATTATCGCTATTTTCTTTATTCTTAGCAAACTTTATAAACTTTTCGTTTATTTTTGAATCTTTTTCAATAGTCGGTAATTCAAGAGAAGTGTTTATTGTATGATATGAAATTGATTCTTTTTCCTTAAAGACTTTCTGTTTATAATTTTTAATGTTTTGTTTATGTATTTCTGAAAGTTTTATTTCTTTACCTTTATGATTGAAAGCGTCTCCTATAATAGCAGCTCTAAGAGCTATAATTATAGCATATCTATCATATATTTTAAAATCAATTTTTTCTATAGAGTTTGTTACTATAATTTCATTTAATACTTGATTTAAAGTAGCTCCTGCTGCAGCCCCGTCCATAGCAGTCTTAATTAAATCCTTTTGCTGTTTAATATTTAATAATTTGAAACTCGCTTCTTTCCCGATGCTCGGCACGAAAATAGACGCAGTATTTTCATTATTAATTTTTGTAAGCTTTTCTAGCAAAGACGAGGGACTGTTCATATAGATTTAATTATTTACATTCCTGGGATATTCAAGCTGTTTTTATCAGTCTTAATACTACTTTCATACATAGTATAGAGAGCTAAAAAATCTTTAAATGTCATAGAGAAATAAGAGTCGTAATTTCCTTGAAATTGCTTCATAAAGACAAGAATATTATTATAATGAGTTTTAAGTTCAATATTAAAAATAGACCTCAAGAAAGCAAACATTGTACCGTTTGCAGCAGTCAATTCAATAGGATCGAAAGTTATTATATCATTTTGAGGCAGTATATTATGAATAGATTTATTAAGATCAGAATAATAATTAATAAACGATTCAAATAAGCCGCCAGGCAGAGATGATATAAATTTTGTTTTTTCTTCAGCATTAAAATTTTGAAAATAATATATTTTTTCATCCATTCGAATGCTGTATATAATACTCTCAAGAATCTCGTCAGCGCTTTCAATATACATAGACGAAGGAGCATTTAACGTTATTTGCATATTATCTATATCAATCAAATACTCTTCTGCAAAATCAATTTCATTAATTTTTTGTATTATGTCAGATACGCGAATATTTACTGTGTCATTAACAGATTTTGAAAACAGAGAAATAGTATCATATAAGCAATTATTATATAGCGATAACCAGATAATAAATTTTTCAATACATGTTAGCTCTCCGTATATTTCTTTATTAATTAACAGCTCGTAGATACTAGTATTAAAAAAATCAGCTATGCCATTATTATCTTTATTATAATAAAACTTTGCTAAATTAAAATATTGTTTGTTTGTAAATTCCTTTAATTTAGCGGTTTTGCCGATTCTCGGTAAGTATATAGAAATATAGTACATTTTTATCCTCCGGTAGGCCGTACATTTCTAAGCCACTCTCCTCCCGGTTCTCTTGATAATTCAGATCTTAAATCCCGTACACTAGTAGCTGATTGCGCACTTTCTTGCGGTGTACGCTCAAAAGATCTAGCCTGAGTAGCACGCGCGCCCGGAGAGTATTCTGCAACTTCTTCCGATACTAGCTCGGCCGAGGACGCTCTAACTGGTGTTGAGACAGAGCTAGTTGCTACAGCCGGGCTTATAGAGTATCTATCGAAATGCCAACCGGTATTATAAATTATAATAGAGGAATCTTCTTTATAACTCAATTCTTGAGTATCAACTTTGGCCGGAACACATCCATAATATCTATAAATTTTTCTAATCACCGGGCCGCCACCGCTAGACTGCGATTTACCATAGTTATATACCGTTATATCTGTTTTTATTTGATTATTTTGATCAGCTATTCTACCTAAATGAGCTGCAAGTATTATCCAGGGTCTAATTACAAAATCTGCAAATGAATGCGCTGTCTCTCTAAATCTAATAGTTAGTTCTCTGCTCGCGAAATCAGCTCTACCGTTCGAATAAATCCCTGGTATTAAACCACCGTTAATATTTCCCCCATCCCCTATATTAGTAGATGCGACAGTACATGTTTCTCCGATTTGATTTATACCGTCAATAAAAAAACAATGTATCGTGTCTTTTTTGAGAACCTCGTATTTTGTTAATTCCTCAAACGCAGGATTAAGGCCCCATTCGGGGTGCTCGAGTTCTTGTATTTTACTCTCTAGAGATCGAGATATACCTGATGGGAGCGGAATTTCAGCGGCCCACTGCGACGGTAGTGGATAGTGATAGCTCCAGGTATCTAGTAAATCAACGAAGCTGGGAATAGCATTAGACATACATATATTTAATATGTATGTCTCTTTTATCTAGTAGGCACTGGAACGCCAACAGCAGGCAAGTCTCCAGCTCCTATACGCTCTTCAGTAAAATAGTGATATGCTATCTGACAGGTAAAATTAACAACAGCTCCATTGCCATCAGCCATAGAGTAATTCATAGACCCGACCTGTCTAATAGAGCACCCGATGAGCTTATATTCCATAATAGGTAATAGAGCCTTATTAAGCTGCTGAAGTGTAATAGATGCTCCGGGACCAGCGATTCTGTAATCCCCGGTAGTGGTCTGATCATTAAAAACTCGACGGGATTCTCTCAAAAGTATTTCGCGCAAAGCAATATTAGAATCACAATAAAACTCCAACGGATAACCTGCAGCACTTCCATAAGTTACAGAGCCCGGCACGTGAAATTCAAGACCTCTGTACTTCACACCAATATCACTGATAGTGCGCTCCGGCAAAGTTGCTGTTCTTGCGTAAACAAGATCATTATCTGTAAGAACTGGTCCTCCAGGGCCAAAATTTACGTTTTGAACTCTGAATAAGAAATCACGAGAAAAGTCTCTAGCAATTGCTTCTTGAAAGAAAGATTGGATTGTCTGTGCCATACTATTATTTATTCATTTTATTTATTTTTTCGTAGAAATATGTTGATAAAATCTAAATAGTGTATATGAATATCGAAGATGTTTTAAATAAGTTGAAGGATCTTGCTGAGGAGTGGGAGAGCTTTGAATGTAATCACTCTCAAGAGTCAGAAGAATGGTGTTCTGCTACTGAAGATGCAATTTGGTCTTGCGCGGAAAAGCTTAATGATATTATAGCAGAGATAGAAGATGAAGATTTATAGTTGATTAATAGTTGGTTTATATTATAATATATTTGTGGTCTGACCACGACTAACTAAACTAACTATGAAAACACTAGAAACAAACCCACTGCAAATAATTGACAGAACTCTCAATAACTTTTTGAATCTGTCGCCCGTATTCCACTCTCTTGATGAGATATATCGAACTGGAGACCAGGTTCGATTTTCTCAAACAGATGATGGACTCGTTGTCCAGGTCGACTTGCCTGGGGTCCCTAAGAAAGATCTTGATATCAGCACAGATACCAGCTTTCGAGACGTTTATATTAAAGCTCGTCGACAAATTAAAAGCCATGACGGAGCTAGAACACAAGAATACAATCGATCTTTCAGCATAGGTCGAGAGTTTGATCTTGACAAGATTAGCTTTAATTATCAAGACGGGGTTTTAGAAGTGTCTGTTCCGCGACGTAAGAAGGAAGAACATATTAAAAAGTACACCCTCTAATTATACAACTCGAGTCGGCAGCGGTCCGCTGCCGACTTTTTTTATGAGCGCTTTAATAGTTACTGGAGGGTGCGGTTTCATTGGGAGTCATCTTGTCGATAGATTGCTTGCCGAGACCGATGATAGAATTATCATTATTGATAAAATAAGTTATGCAAGTAATATAGATTATATAAGAGCGCTATGTAGAAATAATAACCGCGTAGAGCTAATAGAGGAGTGTATTACTAATAGGTTTAATTTAAGATATATTCTTAATGAGTATTCTCCAAGAGGTATTTTCCATCTCGCTGCGGAATCTCATGTTGACAGGTCTATTAATAGTCCAAGACCTTTTATTGAAAGTAATATTATAGGTACTTTTGAATTGCTCGAAGCGGTTAGAGCGTATCAAAACGAATCAAAAAATAGCGTAAGATTTATCCATATTAGCACAGATGAGGTGTATGGAGATCTTGCTCCTGACGAGCCTAAATTTAACGAGCAGACCTCATACAAGCCATCTTCACCTTATTCAGCATCTAAGGCAGCTTCAGATCATTTAGTTAAAGCTTGGCATAGAACATATAATCTAGACGCAATTATTACAAATTGTTCTAATAATTACGGTCCGAGGCAACATACAGAAAAACTTATACCTTGTATAATTAACAAAGCTTTAAAAGGCGAGCAGCTCCCTGTTTATGGAGATGGTAGACAAATTAGAGATTGGCTTTATGTGGAGGATCACGCAAACGCGCTCATAAAAGTTTTTAACCGTGGTAAATCTGGTGAAACATATTGCATAGGAGGCAATGCTGAAATGCAAAATATCGAAGTAGTAAAGATAATATGCAATATTATAGAGCAGCAAACTAATTTAAAAGATCGCCATAACCTCATATCATATGTTAAAGATAGACCTGGTCATGATGTACGATATGCAATAGATACAACTAAAATTGAAAATGAATTAGGATGGTCTCCGCTTTTCAGTTTTAAATATGGTATAGAAAATACTGTAAAACAATATTTGAATAAATAAAAAAATACTATATATTCAAATAGAAAGGGGGGTGTAATTGGTTTCGACAGTAGATTGAGAAAATAATAAGCATACCGAGAATAATCTAACTCGTTAAAGTGATTAAAAAACATAACAGCCGAAGAAGACTACGGAGACCTTCTTGCAGAAGCTGAGTATATCTTCAACAACGCCGACGAGTTTCTCGTTGAAGTTGAAGAAG